GTAGTACGGATCGCCATTCATATAGAAAATGTCGTGGTGCGTCTTGTACTCGCCTTGTCTCTCGCCGTCATATTCTGCGATCTGGTAGTAGTCGATCTTGCTGATATGCACATCGAACCAATCACGGTTGGCCCAAACGGCAAGCCGCCACAACTCGTCAAACATGTAATCAAGTTCGGTATCGCCCTTGTTGACGAACCAGATGCTTGAGCGACGGAACGAGTCGTCCGCCTTGATGCCTGCATCCGTGCCGATCTGAGCCTCGCTAGGCTCACGGCTCTTGGCGATGCTGACAATCCGAGCGCACTGCTCAGGAGTGAAGTAAGACTTGAAGTAACACCATTCGCCTTTCATTTATCACCTTATGGAGCACTGTCCACTTCAAATGAAATAGTTGCTGTTGCGATGACAAGAGATGTTGCTGCAATGCGGATTTCTATCAAAACTTCTCTATCACCAAAATCGTTAGTTACAGTAAGTGTCCAATCTCTAGTAGTACTTAAATTATTCCACCCAGCGCCGGGTCCTGAAAAACTACCCCCAGAGCCGCTAAGCTCTGTTGCTTGAACTTCATAATCAGAAGTAGTGCCACTTCCAACAAGCCACTCACCAGAAATAGTTACTAGCGATGTACCTTGTTGTCTAAGCGCCACTCCATCATTTCTTAAACGGTATGTTGCAGCGGCAGTGCCGCCTACTCCTGCTTTACTGTTATTGACTGCTGTTTTGTCGGTAATCTTCACCGATGGAAAAAACTTCTTCCAAGCCGAACCGTCCCAAGTATAAGCATTAACAGCAGGGACCCACGAAGAGCCGTTCCATACCTTAAGGTACCCGGCTTCGGTAAAACTCGACCCGTTCCACACCTTAAGCGGCATAGCGTTCTCTTAGATCTGGAACCAGACGTCGCCCGCGTCGGACGCAGTGGGCGTGGTAGAAGTCACGAAGACCTGACCGCCCCCCGTATAGCCAGAGGATACGTTACGCAAGTAGTTGGCACCTGTCGGCCCCGGAGGACCCGTAGGACCAGTCGGGCCGGTAGGACCCAGAGGCCCCGTAGGCCCAGTCGGACCAGTAAGTCCGGTAGGACCACTTGGACCCGCAGGACCGGTAGGACCGGGAACAGTTGAAGCAGGACCGGTAGGACCTGTAGGCCCAGTCGGACCCGTAGGGCCGGTCGAACCAGTCGGAATGGTGAAGTTAAAGACCGCCGCAGTGGGCGAACCAGAGTTCGTGACTGAAGCCGAGCCACCCGCAGGTCCGGTCGTAGTCGTGCCAACTGAAACAGTTGCAGCCGTGCCAGTAGGCCCAGTCGGGCCAGACGGACCAGTCGGACCCAGAGCACCAGTCGGACCCGTTGCACCTGTTGGTCCTGCTGGACCCGTAGGCCCTGTCGCACCTGCCGTACCCTGCGGAATCGTAAAGTTGAAAGTTGCCGCAGACGAAGTGCCCGAGTTAGTGACTGCAGCGGGTGTACCGGCAGGGCCGGTCGTAGTCGTGCCAACAGTGATTGTTGCTGCAGTACCCGCTGTACCCGTAGGGCCGGTCGGACCAGTCGGACCCGTAGCGCCAGTAGCACCAGCCGGTCCCGGAGGGCCAGCCACCGTCGAAGCAGGACCGGTAGGACCTGTAGGCCCAGTCGGACCCGTGGGGCCGGGGACAGTTGAGGCAGGGCCAGTCGGCCCGGTCGGACCCGTTGCACCCGTTGAGCCAGTCGGACCTGTGGGACCCGGAGGGCCAGCCACCGTCGATGCAGGGCCAGTCGGCCCGGTCGGGCCAGTCAGACCAGTCGGACCCGTAGGGCCAGTAGGCCCGGTCGGGATGGTGAAGTTGAAGACCGCCGCGCTCGTCGAGCCTGAGTTCGTGATGGCAGCAGGACTACCTGCAGTGCCAGTCGTGACCGTGCCAAGCGTGAGCGTAGCAGCCGAGCCAGTCGAACCCGTGGGACCGGCAGGGCCAGTCGGACCCGGAGGACCCGGCACAGTTGAGGCAGGGCCGGTCGGACCAGTAGGACCCAGAGGCCCCGTAGGACCAGTCGGACCCGTGACGCCCGTAGGGCCGGTAGGCCCAGTTGGGATGGTGAAGTTGAACGTCGCCGCCGAGGGACTACCTACGTTCGTAACTGCCGCAGAGCCGCCTGCAGGGCTAGTCGTGGTCGTGCCTACGGCAATCGTCGCTGCCGTACCAGTCGGGCCAGTCGCACCCGTAGGGCCAGTCGGCCCCGTAGCACCAGTCGGACCCACAGGACCAGTAGGCCCAGTCGGACCCGTGGGGCCGGTGGGACCCACCAAGTTGGTCGCGTTGACAACATCCGTGCCATTACAGACGAGGATGGTCTTAATAGTGCTGGCAACCGACACGCCGGTCTGGCCCGTGACCTTGACCGTGACTGCGAAGCCGCCCGTGGTGTTGTTGAAAATAAAGTACAGTTTCTTGTTGTTCGGCACCTCGACAACGCGTGCTGCGGTCAGGGTACCCGTCAACTCGATGTACATGTTACGGGCCACGCCCGTGGCACCGTTCGGGATGGTCAGGATGGTCGGGGAGGCACTGTCCGTGACGGTTTGGGTTACGTACCCGGCAATCGACTGCTCAAGCAGGGTGCCAAGGTTAGTATTGGTCGTAACGCCCCAAGTGCCAGCCTGTTCGCCGGTACCGATCAGTTCGATGCCAAGATTACTGCTGAATGTGGTCATTTAAGTACTCACGTTAACGGGTATCCAAGTTTGCGGAGAAAGTGGTGAGTTGATAATAAACTTGTTAAACGGAGCAGGAGTCGTCTCCTGAACTAAAAAATTACCAGCTCCGGTTTCTAGCAACAAAAAGCCGAATGACTTTACATTGTCCCACGAAGCCCCCTGACTATCATCAATGTTTGACCATGTTGTCGGCACTACGCAAACCTCAAGAGTGCTGAGTCATACGAATTTGTCGGCATCTGCACCGTGAAGGTATTGGTAGCAGTCTTGTCCGCGCCAAAACTCAGGACCGCTATAGACTTGTTGCTCTTACTCGCGTTGTAGATCAGCGCACCTGCCGCCGTGAACGCTGCCGGATTCCACACTACATCGGCAAAATCCACGTAAACAACGTCGTTTAAATTTGCAATAGTCACTCCCGTCAGGACTTTGCCACCAGCCACGTAGCCCGTCCCCACCACTTCGTTAGCCACACCGTATACGGTCGTGTTCGGACCAAGGGCTGCTATGCTTGTGTAGAGCGCAATCTTAATGGTGTCGGTCAGCAAATCATGAACAGCTTGCGGCAATTCCTGCTTAAAACTTGTAGTCTGCGTTTGAAAAATTGACATGCTAGCTACCCATCATGCCGATACGGGGGTTACCTGAACGGTACGAGTCACGCATCTCCTTGCCCTCGGCAAGGTTCTTCAAGAGCGCCAGACCTTCCTGATACTTCTGCTCGTAATATGCCGTAATGTCCTGTTCACCCTTCAGGTAGAGATATGCCTCACGCAGCGATCCATAGAGCAGCACAGTCTCAAAATTAGTACCAAGCCACGTAGTTCCCGCCGTCGTGATGCTATCTGGATAACCGAAGTAGTGCATCTCGATGCCGTAGCTCTGGTCAGGCGTTGGGCCTAAAATGAACGTGTCGTTGTCGAACAGAGCGTAGTGCACAGGCGCTGCCGCCGTGTCCGGGTCAGGATAGGACGACCGGATAAAGCTCACGTCTTTGTTGATCAAGTAGCTCTGGGCGTTCGTCACAGGCTCTATCACGGCGACGGAGAACGCCGCAAGCCAGTCAGCGGGCAGCGTCAGATATTTGTTGTTCGCCGTGCAATTTGCGGTGACATTCTTACGCGCAGCCGGGAGCTGCACAGAGTTATAAATTCTCTGCTCAGCCTGAACGACGAACGTCGGGATATTGGCAACAAAAGTTGATTCGGTTGACTCAGTGTAGTTTTGAATCAATTGCCAAAGGTTCGTCGGGGAATTCACCCCCACCGCGTAAGAGATTGCCACGAGTCAGACCTCAATCTTCGTCGGGGTAGAACATGTACCCGCGAGTAGCCGCACCCGACCCACGCATCTTCATGCGCTTTTTATAGTCGGGGCTGTGCTTGTAGTTACCGTCGAGCATATAGCCCTTACGATCTACATCTCTCACCGGGTACCCACCGCCACCAGAACCCGGAATAACCGGTACTTCCTTGGGCTTACGGTAGATCTTCTCTTTCATGTCAATTACCTCGGGCCAGACGAACCGCGCATCGGGCTGCGCTGATTCATGACCTTAGCCATGCCACGACCGTACTGCTTCATCTCGCTGTTGGTCTTGCCACCAGCACGCATCTTTTTCGTACCATGCATGGCACGTTCGTGCTTGCCGACCTCTTCCCGCGCAATCTTACGCATACCGTTCTTCATCTCAATCTCCTAGGTCGTTACGACCGTTACATCGCCCACGTATCCGTTGGATACGAGATAATTCGGGGTCAGCCCTGCATCATCTGCGCTAGCCCCACCAATCGGGTTCCAGCCCCACTGGATCATTCTACTACCACCTGCGCCGTTATTGCCGGGTGCAAAATAAGTCGTGTCCGGACGGGGGTTCCGGATGGCCTGCGGGTCATCGACTGGCCACATACCGAGTTGCAACTGCGGTTGGTCGGGGTTCCAGCACTCCGGACAAGCCAAGATATTAACGTTCTTGGTCTTAATGACAAGGGGCTTCAAGTCCCTCAACTTGTACCGCCACCCGCAAACATCGCATTGCGAGATGGCATTTTTACCAGATGCAAACCTATTAGGCATCGTAGCGCACCTTCGCTGCAGTCTTCATGCTTGCCCGGATGCTTCTTAGACCATCCTTGATGTCGAGCCTTTTCTGCCAAACATCGTCGGGAATAGGGTTACTCTTATTACCGTACTTTTTGCCCTTGCTATTAAACATTGGGTAGGTCAAGGCAAGGTTAATCTGTTCTTTTTTCACAACAGAATACGGTTCAATTTTTTGTAAAAACGCAATTGCGTTCTGATTTCGTACTGACCACGTGTATTGAACTGCCCATCTACGGGTGTCCGCCGTACGATTATCAGAGGTTTTTATAGTCCCCCCAAGACGGGATTGAACGAGTTCAAGGCAAGGAAGACTAGTCTGTGTCAGGGTCGCATGAAGCGAGGTTCTCCATCCACGACTAGATTCGGGAGACTTGGAATACTCCACAATAACGGAGCCTTCCCCATCAAAAAACCCTGCTACCCATGCCAAAAATAATTCATCCGACATCTCAGTACCCGCCTAAGAACGACTGCCGGGGTACAAACCGTACCGCTGCCTTCTCCCGGTCCTCGCCAGCCGCCAAATCCCAAGCCTCGTCATACTGAGACTTCAAGACCGGTATCCTAGACTCAGCCCCCGGAATCTTCATCGAGAGCATATAGGCCAGCCCCGCCACAAGGCAGGGCATAAAGCGGAACGGGATGTCCTGACCATTTACGCCCGTACCGGGGTCGAACATCCGACGTAATCGAGTGTAATACAGGGTGTACGGGGTGCTGTTGTCAGGCTTCGGCCACACCGTGAACTGCGGGTAGACCACCGCACCAGCCGAGTCCGTTGCGCCCGTACGCCGGTTGATCCAGATCTGGATGGGGCGACCTGTTGCGTTCTTGTTAGGGATAGCAACGTAGGTGCTGGATGAGATACGGCTGATGTTGATATCAACCTGATTCGTGCCCGTACCCGTGCGGATTACATGG